AGGACCACGGTCTGGTCTTGCCTCATTAGGATTCGCTATCTTCGATCGTGATGACCAGGTATTTGAAAAACCATGGAACATGGATCTAGGAACTTCACCTATCACTGGTGAGGTAGAGAGACGATCTGAGATTACCTCTGAGACTCCTCCACCAGTTCCAAACGCTGAGACTGGTAGGATCAAGCGGATGAGTATTCGTCTCTGGGATCAGGCGAACAAGGGATGGTCAAAGAAAGTTACTGTCTGGGACAACGGTCAACTCGATACCAATGGTAACAATGGTCAGGAGGTTGACTGGGATGATGTGTACTATCATGGTGAAGACTGGTACGAATCAGGAGCAGGTGGTTACGCAGGATTCTATGAAGGTGGTACCAGAGATCGTAGAGGACATATCATGAGTAGTAACATCGATAGTAAAGGAGCATTCGTTGATCGTCCAACTATCTCTGATAACCGTGGTATCTTCTACAATGGATTGTTCGAGCATGGTAGAGGGTTCCTATGTAAACCCGCAGAGAATGTGAGAGGTGACCTGAGTAGGTACGCTCACATGTCTAACACTCATGGATTCGTGGGGTGGTTTGCTAACGCTGGTATCACTGATGATCTATTCTTAGAAGCAGTCGAAGACTTTGATGACTACTATGCAAAAGGTATCAATGATTCTGGTACTCAGAACAACTATCCTAGGGGGGTTGCGGTATCAAGCAATGGGCAGTATAGTAAGATGTCCTTTATGCATGATTATATCTTAGGTGAATTTGATTCTGAGGAATCATTCCAGGATGGTAATACCTCTCGTCCATCAGGTAAAGTTCGTATTGCTTTCTGGCCTTACACTTCAATGTCAAACAATGCTGACTCATCAGACCCTAGATATGGTAACTCTATCTACTGGGGATGTGGTGTTGAGTTGTTTGATCTGCTAGATAGAGGTACATCATATTCCAAAGGGCAATGTTTTGATCTGGTTTGGCCTCCAAATCAGAAGCAGAAGGATACCTATGGTGATGCTAATGATCTAGGTAACCCGACGCCATTCTATCCTAGGGATAAGAACACAAACATAGACCTTCCTCAAAGAATCAATAGTGCAACTATTGGTAACGATATATCGGATAGGTATGAGAATACCTATGCTCCCAAGGAAGTTATCTATCAGGAGTCCCATAACAGAGACTCCAATCTATGGTTCGTGTGTCAGAGTGACAAAAAACTTAAACGTATCAGATTTAAAATTGAAATTGAGGAAGTTGAAGCATGAGTAAAGGATTTAGTGAGAGGAATACTGATCGATCCATTGTCGATGGTGTTAAGAAACTCACAGGACTACAAAAGATTCTACGTAAGTATCCTGATGATCCTACGGGTCGTAAGAAGATGCTTAAACAGTGGAAGAAGTATCACTACGGATGGATGGGTGAGATGGATCGCCTTGAACAATCCGCCGATAGTCTAGAAAATATTCCATTGGCACTCGAAGAACTCAAAGAGGTGATGCCTGACATGCCCACAGAACCTGTCGAGATCAATCAAGTGCCCACTGAGCAGCAGATCCAGACGATCCGAAATGCTATTGGTAAGGACTGAGGGTTGACAGAGGTTGGAGAACCTGCTATACTTTCTAGGTAATCCACACGGTTGTGTTGTTCCTCTAACCAAACTGGCACAAGGGAAACAGTTTTCAACAATGTGGTATTATAAATAAAGCGGACTGTGCTTAACAGTCTGTAACAAACGCAGACACGTCGAGTCTGCTATCATCTGTGGGTTCAACTCCACAAGTAAAATAGGTATTAAAACAAAATGATCAAATCTGTATTCGCAGCAACCGCTGCCCTTTCTGTCTCTGCTGGTGCCGCTTTCGCTGGACCTTACGTTAACGTCGAAGCCAATGCTGGTTGGACGGGTTCGGAGTACAACGGCGTTGGAACTGACCTTCACCTGGGTTATGAAGGTGCTCTTGGCGAGTCTGCTTCCTACTACGTGCAGGGTGGCGCTACTCTGGTCAGTCCTGATGGTGGCGAAACCGAAACCGTTCCTTCTGGTAAGGCAGGTGTTGGCGTCGGTTTGACCGATGCTCTCGGTGCATATGGTGAAGTCTCCTTCGTGGGTTCAGGCGATGCTGACATCGACCGTGGATACGGTGCTAAGTTGGGTTTGAAGTATTCCTTCTGATCTTCAAGATAACTTGATGCTATATAGGGGGAGCAATGCTCCCCTTTTTTAATCTTTATTCATAATTATCATGGCAAATTCTCCTGGTGGTACAGTAATCTACACAAGACCTGGGTGTCCTTACTGCACCAAGATCAAAGAGGTTTACAAGATGCGTGGGTGGTCGTATACTGAACAGGTACTTGACCAGAACTTCACCCGCACTCAATTCAAATCTGAATTCGGACAAGGTGCTACCTTCCCACAGGTTCTGATCAATGGTCGAACCATCGGTGGATGTACCGAAGCGATCAAATACCTTCGTGAAAACAACCTAATCTAATGAACGACATCAATGACTATGAACTTTATGAAATTATAGAGAGGTCTATCGACCTTGCTATGATGGAGAACAAGTTTGTATTCAAAATGTATCCCTACCTACAATCAAACCAGTGGACTAGGCGACAGACTAATGTCTTTATCGAGTCCACGACTGCTGCTAACCTTAGTTTTACAGTGTTAGAGTTGGAAGACTACATCAAGGGAGGTGACAAGCAACTACGTGAAGCATACGGTCATCTTCCTAAACCAAAAGCACGTAAGATTAAGGACTATCTGTACAGTATTCTTGATGATGCATGGAGGTACCATGCAGAGCGAAAACCAGGTCGTAAACTGGGGAGTAAGATCAAGAAGAACAAGACTAAATAATGTTACCTAGGGAGAACGACCATGGCAGATGCATCATTTCTTTACATCGCTTTCTTCCTAACGGTCGGAAGTTTTGCATTGGGTTTCCTTGTATCATGGAACTTGAAGCACGTCTTTGACACTTGGTCAGACCAAGCAGAGTATGCTAAGATCGTTATGCATCCTGAGATGTATGATGAGGATGGACAGTTATCAGACCAACCTCTCTACTACTTGCGCTTCCACGAGGAAGATGATATGATGTATGATGAAGACGATTGAGGTCTAATGATCCTTGTTGATATGAATCAGGTTTGCATCAGCAACCTGATGGTGTCCCTCACAAGTACAGATTCCAAAGTAAGTGAACGTCTAGTTCGCCATATGGTCTTGAATTCTTTACGGTTCTATCGTAACAAGTTCACTAAAACATATGGCGAACTTGTTCTTTGCTATGACAGTAAGCACTACTGGCGTCGTAAAGAGTTCTCTTACTACAAAGGTACTCGTAAGAGGGACAGAGAGAAGTCCGCTCTCGATTGGAATGAGATCTTTGAGGTTCTTAATCACATCCGTGATGAGATCCGAGAGTTTCTTCCCTACAAAGTTATTGAAGTTGATGGTGCCGAGGCAGATGATGTCATCGCGACACTTGTGAAAGACCAAGCACACAGAAACATTAGGTTGCAGAACAGTATGCAACCACCACAGAAGGTACTCATCCTCAGTGGAGATAAAGACTTTCAACAACTGCAACGGTATAAGTTTGTTGATCAGTTCAATCCTGTACAGAAAAAGTTTGTTGAATGTCTAGACCCTAAGAAGTATCTCCTTGAACATATTATCAAGGGTGATCGGGGTGATGGTATTCCTAACTACCTATCTGATGATGACACCTTTGTTGCTGGTAAGAGGCAACGTCCACTATCCAAAGTCAAACTTGCTAAGTGGGTTGAGTTAGCACCTGAACAGTTCTGTGATGAGGTTACAACACTGAACTACGAACGCAATCGTAAACTAATTGACTTCGACTACATACCTGAGGAGGTTAACGCTAACATCATAAATACGTTTGAGACTGTTCCGACTCCAAGCAGGGGTCAGATGTATGTTTACTTTGGTAGACATGAGTTGAACGAAATGCTAGACCACATTACTGATTTTTGAAATGAAATTGCTTATCTCTGAGATCCTACAAAAGGCACACAACGCTAAGACTAAGGCAGAAAAGATTAAGATCCTGCAAGAAAACAATTCACCAGCGTTGCGTATGATCCTCATCATTAACTATGATGAGTCTATTGTGTCTCTCATGCCCGAAGGTATCCCACCATTCAATAAGAATGAGGCACCTGTTGGTACTGAGCACACTAATCTGATTCATGAATCACGATTGCTTCATCACTTCTTCAAGGGTGGGTCTGATGTCCCTTCCATCCGTCGTGAGAGGATGTTTATTCAAATGCTAGAAGGATTGCATCCTGACGAGGCAGAGGTACTGATCAAAGCAAAGGATAAGATCCTTGGCAAACGTTTCAAAGTCACTAAGGCATGTGTGCAAGAAGCATTCCCTGAGATCCAGTGGGGTGGACGTTCTTGAAAATCTTACATGAAGACTGTGATCCATCTCTTGCATTAGACAAGAGTCTCCCCTATACTGCATACATTATCGAGTACCTGGTGGATGACATCAGTCACTATGATATTGCAGTCGGTAATAAAGTCTCGGAGATGTTTGATCATTATTATGACAAGCATAAGAAAGACTTTGTGACCATCACACAAACCGAAGGCAGAGCAAATCCAAAACTATGGGGTGCTCAACAGGCAACACCTCCTAAGAAACCAAAGAAATGAGTAAGTCCATGTATACATTTGAGTTGGATCGTAACAAAGATACTGAGCAGGAGAGTGACGAGTCGAAGCACCTTGCTCTCGTAACTCTTACTGCTATCACTGGTATCATCTTTGCTCCCTTTTTAGTCTGGGTAGCATGGAATGTAACGATGCCTGCATTGTTTGGACTACCTGCTATCGGTTACATCAAGTCTGTCGGTCTGTATATTTTAGCGCGAGTATTATTTAAATGAAACCACAAGTATGTTTTATCTCTGCAACTCCTGATGCAGAGAAAACTATTGGATACATTGCCCGAGTAAGTAATCCTAACAACCAGGATAACCCAAAGGTTGCTGGACTATTGAAGTATTGTATTCAACATGGACACTGGTCTGTGTTCGAGCAAGCATCAATGACTCTGCAAATTGAAACGACCCGAGGTCTGGGCGCTCAGATCCTGAGGCACCGTTCATTCTGCTTCCAAGAGTTTTCACAACGGTATGCTGACTCGTCTGCACTAGGTGATAAGATTGCCTTGCCTGAGTTGCGTCGTCAGGATGATAAGAATCGTCAGAATAGTATTGATGATGTAGATCCATTCTTGATTCAGAAGTATGAGATCCTCATGCAGGATCACTTCAAGCATGGTATGGAACTATATCAAAATATGCTTGATGATGGTATTGCAAAGGAGTGTGCTCGTTTTGTATTACCTTTGGCGGTAGGGACTAAACTTTACATGACAGGAAATCTCAGGTCATGGATCCATTACATTAATCTGCGTACCTCTAACGGTACTCAGAAGGAGCACATGGACATTGCAGAACTCTGCAAGCGTCACTTCAAGTGCAAGTTTCCTATCGTCTCAGAGGCGCTTGGGTGGGTCTCTAAGACCGATCGCGACTGCCATAGTTATGAAGATGACCTCCAACCTTGTTTAAAGATTGACTAATGATTATGAAACAGTATCCCTATCAGATTACATACAAGTTGCCTAGTACAGGTAACAAAAGACTGAAAGAAAATGTCCAGGGTGCTTGTGCATCTGAGGCCAGGAAGATCTTTGAAGCATCCAAACCCTCAGCCACGGTGCTCACAACTACACCTCTACCTCAAAACTAATGCCTACATATAACGTAATAAATAAGAACACAGGTGAGAAACAAGAGTTCTCCATGACTATGAAAGCATATGATCAATGGAGAAAAGATAACCCTGACTGGGACAAGGACTGGCAAGCGGGAATCGCTGGCACTACCTATGGTAAACCCAAACAATCCGATGGATTCAAAGAAGTAATGTCTAAGATCCAATCCGAACACCCCCGAGCAAACCTTTCACGTTATACCTGATATGCCTGCTGCCCGTAAGCGTAAGACTCCTAACACAAATCTGACTGCAAAGCAGATGCGTAGGAAGAAACCAATCAATCTAGATCATCTGAAAACTATTGAACCTCTCACTGAAAATCAGGAGAAAGTGTTTGAATCCTACGCTGAGGGTAAGAACTTAGTTCTGCACGGTGCTGCTGGTACAGGTAAAACTTTCATTAGTCTTTACCTTGCTATGCAGCAGGTACTAGATCCTGAGACACCATACGAGAAGATCTACATGGTTCGCTCTCTTGTTCCTACAAGAGAGATTGGTTTCTTACCTGGCGACCATGAAGACAAGAGTGATCGGTATCAGATTCCTTACAAGAACATGGTTAAGTACATGTTTACCATGCCAGATGACAATCAGTTTGAAATGCTCTATGATAATCTTAGAGCACAAGAGACTATAACATTCTGGTCTACATCATTCATTCGTGGTGTGACACTTGATCAGTGTATCATCATCGTAGATGAGTTCTCCAACTTGAATTTCCATGAACTAGATTCAATCATCACCCGTGTGGGACAAGACGCTAAGATTATTTTCTCTGGTGACTACAACCAATCGGACTTGCTTAAATCTAATGAGCGCACAGGTGTGCTAGACTTCATGAAGATCTTACAGACCATGCCATCATTTGACTGTGTTGAGTTTGGGATTGAAGATATTGTACGATCTGGTCTCGTCCGTGAGTACCTGGTCAGTAAAATCAACCTTGGATTTAGTTAATGAAAACATTTAATTATGTAGGTCCTGCTGCTGAGATCAATGAACTCGAAAGTAGGACCAGTGAACGTGGTCGCTTCTATAAAGCACCCAATGGTAACTGGTATCCATCTGTCACCACTGTCGTAGGTCATCAATCTATCGAAGGCATCCGTAAGTGGGAGCAGAGAGTTGGGTACACAGAAGCAGAAAAGATCAGACGCACATCATCATGGAGAGGTACCAAGTATCATGGCATCGTTGAAGACTACCTTAAAGGCAACATTGAAAAAGTTAAGAAAAGCGAAGGTCTTGCCTCGTACCTTTTTGGGTTTGCTCGTGAGACTCTTGATCGTATCGACAATCTTCATATTATTGAAGCCCCTTTGTATTCTACTGATCTATGCATTGCTGGTCGTGTTGACTGCATTGCTGAGTTTGATGGTGAGTTAGCAATCATCGACTTCAAAACAACAGGTACTTTGAAGAAAGAATCTTTTCTTAAAAAGTATTTCGTACAGGAAGCAGCGTATGCTTACATGTACTGGGAGTTGACTGGTTGTGAAGTAAAGAAACTTGTGACCCTCTCTGTGGCAGAGAATGGAGAGATGCAAGTGGTCGAGAAGTATGATAAGATACCGTATATTGATACTCTCTGCAAATGGATCAAAGAATACCGTTATTTTCAGGAGGGTATCAATAGATGAAAGAACTCGAAGAAAACTTTATGACTCAGAACAAGTTCAGTGCTCTGGTGGAACACACAGTACAAAATAACAATGGACTCATCAATTACATCGAAGCAGTCGCTACTGTCTGTGAAGAGTATGAGATTGAGTTTGAAATGGTAAGCAAACTAATTAGTAAACCACTCAAAGACAAGATCAAAGCAAATGCACAACACCTCAACTGCATCAAACGAACCAGCAGGGGAGTCCTCCCCCTATGAGTGGATCGATGATGCGTTTCGTATAAGAGAGACCAGGTTTGGTTTGTTCACATCTGTCATGAAATCCACAGGAAAGGATTTCTTGACAGGTGGTACATATGATGCAGTGCTTACTATGTCTAGGTGGCATCTTAAATGTGAACAGGAGGGGACCCTTCACCTATACACAAGAGTAGTGGGATCGATTCGAGATCTCGCAGGAGTAAAACTATGACCGAAGACTTTTTTAAATCTGAAATCGTTCAAGAAGAACTGAATGATCTACAAACTTCATACACAGAACTCCTTAAAATGTCGCAAGAGTTTAAGGGATTTGATGATGAAGCGAAGATTAATCACATTAATAAAACATTAGAACTCATTGCTAAGCAGAAAGTATTCTACTCACGCCTAGAAATGATGGCAAATTATGTTGAGGAAGATGGTGACGAGGAGACGGAGGTGCAAGAGATGAAGAACCGTATCGATACCGTGTCTAATCTCTACACCGATGGCGAGAGCAACCTCTTACAGATCCTCCAAGTCATGGAGGACAAACTCCTGGGTTGGAAAAAAGAATTACAGAATGGGGGTTGACACCCCATAAATAGTGTGTCATGATGACCTTGGTCAGGTGACACACAGACCAAATACAAAACACAATACGGAGAATACGATGTCATTTTCATCTCTCAAAAAGTCCAGCGGATCCATTGCAGCACTGACAAAGGAACTGGATAAGATGAGCAAAGGTTCAGGAGGTAATGGTCCTGACGAACGTCTTTGGAAACCTGAGGTTGACAAAGCAGGTAACGGTTATGCAGTCATTCGTTTCCTGCCTGAACCCACAGGTGAGGACCTGCCATGGGCACAGATCTGGTCCCATGCATTCCAAGGTCCTGGTGGTTGGTATATTGAGAACTCTCTCACTACTTTGAACCAGAAAGATCCTGTGGGCGATCTGAATCGCACACTGTGGAACAGTGGTCTTGATAGTGACAAGGAGATTGCACGTAAGCAGAAGCGTAAACTCTCTTACTACTCCAACATCTTTGTTGTCAAGGATCCTCTGCATCCTGAGAACGAAGGTCGTGTCTTCCTCTACAAGTATGGTAAGAAGATCCACGACAAGATTGTTGAGGCAATGAAGCCCCAGTTCCAAGACGAGACACCCATCAATCCTTTCGACTTCTGGAAGGGTGCTGACTTCAAGTTGAAGATCGTCAAGCAAGATGGTTACTGGAACTATGATCGCTCTGAGTTTGCTTCGGCATCTACACTCGGAGACTTTGATGACGATCGTCTGGAAGAGATCTACAACAGTCAGTATTCCCTTGCTGACTTCACTGCTCAGAAGAACTTCAAGTCCTACACTGACCTTGAAGCACGTCTGAATCTGGTACTTGGTAAGACTCGCACTGCCCGTGTGCAGGAAGAGGAAGAGCAGGATCCAGTGTTCAACACAGTGACAGTTGCCAAAGAGGAACCTAGTTTCAACACTGGGTTTGGAAGCAGTGTAGAATCAATGAAAGAGGAGGAAGATCCCGACCTCTCTTACTTCGCTAAACTCGCTGAGGATTGATTCATGAAGAGAGTATTACTTCTTATTGCCAGTGCTGCTCTCTTCGCAGCAGCACCAGTGGAAGCACATGGTAGGCATGGTGGTCACCGCCACCACTCCTGCCACTACCACTGGAAATATGATGCTACCCATTGTCACAGACCTCGTGGACGATACCACCGCCATCGTAGGTGGGAGCACCGACACGATGGGCATGGACACTACTACGATCACCGTACAGATCTGATTTTGAAATTCGACTTCTAGTTACCAAATACCCCGAAAAAAACTTCGGGGTGTTTTTTTGCCCCAGAGGTTTTTCATAAATATCAATGATAAAGGGTGTAATTAATGTTATCAACTGCTTATCGCCTACGAATGGAATTCATCTGTAAGTGCATTGCAAATGGAGAAGAAGTTAAGTTATCAGATATGATCTGGGCAAACAAACTTGCGAAAGCCAATACATCTGCCAATGAGATGTTAAAGATGGCACGGCGTCAAATCACTTATAAGATTGAGGAAGGTAGTACCGATGATTTTCTGAATAGGATGGGATTAGGTGATCCCGACCCATCCAACCATAAGAAGGGATTCACTGATGCTGATGATATTAAGGATTGGTTCCACACTGACAAACCTGATGATTGGAGACAACGAGACTAATGCCAAGTGAATTTGATTATGTTGAGGCACCTACGGAGGGTGAAGTTGACAAATGGGGTTTTTCGATAAAACCCACTATCACTGATTCTGAGTGTATTTTACGATGTTTGCGAAATGCCCCAGAAGGAACTGACAAGAAACAAGTTGCTAAGTTAATCCGACTGTATGAGAATCTATGACCAAAACAGAATGTAAGGAAAAACTCCTTAATCATGTGAGAGTTCAACTTAACAAGTTGAATAAGAAACAACTGAATGACCTAGTTACCAAGCACACATGCAAAAAGACTACGTAGTGATAACAACATGGGATCCTGAATTTCAGTGTATACGTTATCATTACGTTCATAAGTCTGAAAAGGATCCTATCCAATTCGTCAAAAACCTCAATCCCGAGCAAGAAGTGCTATGAGCAGTAAAATGCTATTCCTAGTTGACATTGGTAATGGCAGATGTCTGAGTCACGATGGATACATTCAAATTGGTATTTTCTCTCATAGTGTAGAGAAACATCTTGAATTGTGTCCTGAACAAGAATGGCAAGTTACCTATTGGATGCCTGATCCATTCTGTATTAGATATCCAAGACCTAATTATCAGCATACAATGAAGGCGAATGAAGGTTCACCTAAGACTGATAATGCTACTGATAGTCGTCCTAGGGACTTCCCAGATCAAGCAACAAACCGATTGGAGAGAACATTATGAAGATGTGGGAGACAAAATGCTCTGGGTGTGGTAAGATGACACCAGCGAACCAGTGCCCTCAATTGAGGATGGTTCCCCTTTGTAAACCTTGTTGGTTGAAATCCATTAAGAAATGAAGTTTAAAGCATTAGTATTCATCCGACTACGATCACAGGTTGATGACTCACCAGGTAATGCTGTGAGAGATGGTAGTAAGCGATTGTCTGAGTTAGATATCAAGAAACTTAGACTTGGTAAAGTGATTGATATTTGGTTGGAAGCACCAACCAGAGAGTATGCAGAGAAAGAAATTGAAATGCTTTCAGATCGTTTCTATGCTAATACAGTCATGGAAGACTGGGACTATGAATTGACTGAGATTGACACTTTCCCCAAAGGTATTGAGTAATGGATGATTTTAACGCACCAGGATCTAATAAGATAGGACTCACTCCTGAATTCAAAGATTTCGTAGTTAATTTACAGATAGATAATGTGGTGAAGATCTTAGATGCTAAGATCGATCGTTGTCGTGTTTACAACAGTGACAACCGAGATGAAGTTTATCATAAAATCACAATTACATATAAGGACCCAGAATGAAATCAGTCATTTATTCAAACGGAAGTCAAGAGTGTGAGCGTATGGCATCACTGCTATACTCGCTAGGTGGCGAATTTCTGGAATATCGTCTAAATGAACATTTTTCTCAAAGATCCTTTGAGAATGAGTTTGGTCCAGAAGCAACATATCCCCAAGTGTCGATCGGTGTCAGACATCTTGGGGATATGAAGGAAACCCTACATTGGTTGGGTGACAAGGGTCTACTTAGTACCCACCATACCCACTAGAACCAGAAGATCCAGAACTAGACGAGGAACTGCTACTGCTGCTGCTACTGGAAGAGGAACTGCTGCTGCTAGAACTGTTACTATTAGAAGTGCTACTAGCATCTGTGGTTCCTGCCACAACACCAGAAGAGTTCACAAGGTTCTCAGATGCAGCACTACTGCTAGCACTACTAGTAACTGTTGCCCCAGAATCTAACGTTGTAGTACGAATAATTCTAGAACCAAGTTCTTGCTGTCCAGCAAATGCAATCGATGGTGAGAGACCATACTGAGTAGAATATATGTCCTTCTGAGTAATGAATACTTCTTGGACAGAATTTGGTGTCATCTTAACCTGATCACCATCACCAATTTCTTCACTTGGTAGATATTCAAGAAGACTTTCAAATTCATCAACAAACTGTTCTACGTAATCATTACGTAAAACCCAAATATTCGCTTTCTCATCATTTAGATTCCTTTCGTGTTCCCAGTTTGATACTGGATATATGATGGGAGTTACCAGTGTTCCATCAGGTCTATAATACCTAAAAGTGCTATTAACAATGGTACCTTCATGTAAGAGAGTATCACCTTGATCACTCTTTACTTCAAAAGTTTCATGATGATGGATTTGATTGATATTACTATTATATCTACTATCAACATACTGATATAACTCTTGCTCATCCATAGGCCATTCATTATAAATGTTAATAATGTTATTGCATAGCAATATCACCCAGTCTAATTCTGGGTCACCATAAAGTTCATTTGCAACTTGATCAGGTCTTTCATTATTAACAATAGAATATTGCTCAAAACCTAAGATATCCTCTTGGACAATATCTCGAATCTTGATTCGTCGGAAGATATTCTTAGCAACAATGTAAGGTTCAACATTATTCTTCCTAAAAGAAGATATGCGTACCTTTACGTTTGGGACTAGTTCAAAATAATGTGTCATTTGTTCTTACCGCCGTTTTTGTACATATCACGAGTGATGAACGCAGTCTCATCAAATGTCAATGTCATTCTGTATGATGCAGGACCGAAGTCTGTACCATCATCAGCAAGACCTCTAATTGAACTATTCTGTCCTGATGGTGTCATATTGACTTGCATGTTAGTCAACACCATGTTTACAGGATATGTAAGTAGTGTTGACAATGTTTCAGGACGAGATATCTCACCTCCACCCTTTGCAGTCTTGCTGCTACCATTTGGATTGTATCTAATCAGTTCTGCCTTAAAGAAACGTGGAATAGTTAACCATCTTGCTGCCTCACCACTTGTACCAGGTAGCATTGCATCCCTGAGTGCATGAATAATTTTGATAATGTTCTCTGCTTCCTTTTCATTACGTGGTGCCATATCAAAGGTAAAGTTGTGAGAACGATAGTTAACACCTTTGAACACTGTCTCTTGGTATGGGTTGAATACCTTACCCTTTGCTAATGCTGCCATCTGGTTCTTATCCAGACTGCCATCAGTACCAGCAAAATTATTCAAACCATTGAAGATACCAGAGACTGCACTAAACGCAATCTCTGGTTTTGCTGCATTTGCCCCTGCCTGCACCTTATCAACAATACTTGACATATCATTATTCTTCATTGCTTCCACAACAGCAGCACCGAATGGTCCTAGTGTTGCTTTGTCATAAGTAGTGCTGAATGTCTCACTCAAATCATGTGGTAAGTATAAGTACACAGACTTCATGATCTGATCTGCTGTACCTGTCTTTGCTTTACCGCCACCCTTACCAGGTTGACCAGCATAAGTATAGGGATTATTCTTCTCCGAGTCGTAGATAGAGAACTTCAAGTAGTCCATACTACGTGTAGAACTTGTGGCTCGGTTAGATATTGACCCGTCTCCCCTCTTTCTCGGACCACGAGGTAACTGTAATGGATAAATAAGTCTAGCACCATCACTACCAATCTTTCCCAATCCACCATTCTTCTTGGCAGTTTGAGGATTGTTATTTGCTTTTTTATTCTTTTGTGGCATGAGTTATTCAGGAAAGTTTAGACCGTCAAACACTCATAAGTATAAAGGTGATCCCACAAATATTATTTATAGAAGTTTATGGGAAAGAAAGTTCATGATGTGGTGCGATAAGAATGAGAACGTTCTTGAATGGGGTAGTGAAGAGATCGTCATTCCATATATCAGTCCTGTCGATAACCGTCCCCATCGTTATTTTCCAGACTTTTATGTCCGAGCACGAACTAAAACTGGCAAGACTGAAAAGTACATCATTGAGGTTAAACCCGCTGCACAAACCTTACCGCCGAAGAAGTCTAAGAGAATAACTAAAAGATATATTAGTGAAGTGAAGACATATGCTGTGAATGATGCTAAGTGGAAAGCGGCGAAAGAGTATTGTCTTGATAGAAGAATGAAATTTATGATACTGACCGAACACGAATTAAAGGTATGAGTATCTTCAACGATGTCAAAGATCTTGCTGGTGGTAGCAGGCAATCCAAAGAATGGTATCGATCCCAGTTCATGTTTGGACTACAAGATTCCAGAGGTTTCAATGTAGGTGATGTTATATTTTTTTCATATTCTGCACAAACTGAGGGATTGCAGTATTATGATAAATTCCCTATGGTATTGGTAACTGATGTAGATCTACCTAAGAAACAATTCTCTGGTGGTAATTTACATTATCTAAGACCATCTACAAGAGCAAGTATTGCTAGATCATGGGGTGGGGGATCCGTCGCTTATCCTATGCGTTGCCATCATAAATACTTTATGTCAAGTGCAGGTAATATTAAAACTGTGCCTTCTATTGATCTAAAAGAAATGAAAGTACCACTACCATTGGAGCAATTCACAATGGATGTTGCTGGTCGTTACATTGATGTACCTAGTAGTGTTATTTGGAGTAGATAGTGGCAACCCCCAACAGATTTACTGATTTTAGAGAACAAATTGCAACGAATGCAGGAGCACCTGCTACTAGCAATCTGTATCAGATCATCCTGCCATTGCCAGCAGTATTCTCTGATAACACTCAGAATGGTACTGTAAATAAGCAGATACGTAATCGAGCAGTCAATACTGTACGAAATATTAATTACTATGCATCTAATGTAACTGTCCCTAGTAGAGCAATCACTACTGGTGAAGTCAACAACTTTGGTATGATGCGTCGATTCGTGACAGGTCAAACTAACTCTGAGATTACTATTTCATTCTTAGTGACCAAGGATATGCAGCACAGGCAATTCTTTGAGCAATGGATGAATGCTGCTGCCTCTGACTCTGACAATACTGTGGGTTTCTATGATAATTATGTGACAGACATGATGATCATCAAGTGGGAGCACGGAGCAAACTTTAAGATCAAACCTAAGGGGTATCCTAAGTCAACAGGTTTACATCCATCACAGGCATCTGCTGTATGGAAGATGTATGGTGCATTCCCAACTAATATTAGTACAATGTCATTTGATAACGAACAGACAAGTTTGTTGCAAATGGATATACAGTTTTACTTTGAACGATATCGTTTCGATCAAGTTTCACCTGCCACACTTAAAACAAAAGACGGTAAGAGACAGGTTATCAATTATGATGAAATTCAATTGAGAGTATCTGGTTCGGGTAATCCTGATGTACAAAGGTTTAGCATCGGATAACCTGTCTAAATAATTACATCGTAATTTCATACTATGCCACTTCCTACTCTTGTTGTCCCTGATTATGAGTGCAAAATGCCCATCAGTGGAACAAAGGTCACGTATAGACCTTTCCTTGTAAAAGAGGAGAAACTACTTTATCTCGCTATGGAAACTCAGAACGAGAAGGAGATGTTCAAAGCAGTCAAGACTATCTTGAAGGCGTGTACTAATCTAAAAACTGTTGATAATCTTGCAACATTTGAGATTGAATATCTATTCTTGAAGATCAGATCCAAGGCAGTTGGTGAAGTCAGTGAATTCAAAGTCACATGTCAAGATGATGGTGAAACCCAAGTTGATGTTGCTATCAACCTTGAAGATGTTGAGGTAATCGTTCCTAAGGAACACAAAAAGATTATCAAACTGAATGAAACTGTCAAAATTGAGATGAAGTATCCTGCTCTCGAAGCATTCGTCGATCGAAACATGAAAGACGAACCTGATATTGATGATGTGTTTGATCTTGCTGCTAGTTGCATCAAGAAAGTATATGAAGGTGAAGAGACCTATGATTCATTCACTAAGAATGAAGCAAAGGATTTCCTTGGTCAGATGAACAATGAACAGTTTGGTATGATTCAACAATTCTTCGATACCATGCCTAAACTAGTGCATGAGTTCGATGTTGAGAATCCTAAGACCAAAGTTGTGAATACTGTTACACTTGAAGGACTCGCTTCTTTTTTCGCATAGCCCTGATGCATAGTAGTCTTGAAAATTATTACAAGACTAACTTCGCCTTAATGCATCATCATAAGTATTCACTCGCTGAGTTGGAAACCATGATACCTTGGGAACGAGAAGTTTATACTAACTTGCTCTTGGCATACCTCCAAGATGAAGAACGAGAAAGATCTAAACAGAAGAACTCCCTCTAATGGCAGCAACTCTTAGAAAATATATTACGATCAGTCCCAGTCAAATGACTGGTTCTGATGATTTGGGCAAGGTATTTAAAAAAATGACCATTGCCCAAAATCGTATGGGTGGTGCTGTAACAAATATTGGTGTACAACTTACAGAGTTTAAAACACTAGTTGAAATGTATCAAGAGTCCACAGTAGGATTCTTGCAAGAAGAGATAGATATATCGACGGAAGAGAGTGAGCATAGAAAGAAGATAATTGAAGCAAAGACTGACGCACTTGGTAGGAAGAAAGGTTTACAGCAAGATAAGTTAGCAGAGAAGAAGCAAGAATCTCTGAATGAGAAAGGTGAAGAGAAGGCAGGACTAGAAGAAGGTAAGAAAGAGAAGAAATCTAGATTTGGGTGGTTGAAAGCACTGCTGAAACCAATGGCCGTCCTAATGGGTGGTTTGATGAAGTTAGTTGCCATCCCGATTGCGATGGGGGTGATGGACTGGTTAGGTGATGAAAAGAATAAAGAAAAGATAATTAAGTTATTCAATTTCTTTAAGGGTGTCTGGAATCTTGCATCAACGTTCACCCGTTGGGGTGTTGGTACAGTTCTGGATGGTATAACTGACGTATTTGGATATGACCCTGATAAGGGTATGATCGGGAATGGTCTCGATAAGATGTTTGGTGTCCTTAAAATCTTAGCGGGATTCGCTGCAATCCATATTGGATCACGCATCCTAATGCCATGGAAGTTGCTAAGTGATGTCAAATTTATGTTTGGTCTCGGCAAGGCGGTAGACGCTGCCGATTCCATGGGGTGTGGACCTAAGGTAAAAAAACCGAAAGGTAAGAGAATTGGTAGAGATGGTAGAACATCGAAGCAGCGTCTCAAAGATATAAAGAGAGCGAAGAGAATTAGGAGAATCAAGGCTCTTCGTAGTCAGATTACTAAAAGGTTTACAGCAGCAGCGACTGGTATCAATGGTTTATTCAAGAAACCACCAACACCTGCTGTAAAACCAACACCTAAAACACCATTTCAACTTGAACAGGCACGTAAGCAGGCAACCCAGCAAGCGATGGGTCTTGGTGATGAGGTTGCAGAAGCAGCAGCAACTAACAAGGGTGTCGTAGGTACTCTTAGAAACATCTGGTCTGGTACTCTCGATGCGGGTGCTGTTGCTAAGTCAAAACTCAAAGAGGGTGGCACTTTTGCATTAAAGCAGGTAGGCAGACTTAATAATTGGTTTGGTGCTCGTGCGGGTGCCATGATTGATGGTGTCAAGGGTATGGGTCAAGGCATCTGGGACTTTGGTAAGAGAGCGGCGAAGAGTCTTGGTGATGTTGTCGAAATGGCAAAGAATCCTAAGGCACTTGCTGCAAAGGTAACTACAAAAGTCAAAAACTTCATCAAACCTATATTAGAGAAGAACCCTCAGGCAAAGAAGATTGCCGAGTTTGCTGAGTTACCAAGAGGACAACAGGTAAAGACGGCAGGAAAATCTGTTGTTAGTTTCTTGGCATCAGGATTTAAGAATCCTGGGTTCAAGACCATGCGAGAGTTTCTTGGTGCTGCGAAATCCAGCATGAAGATTGGTGGTATTGATACACTGATTGCCTCTGTCATGGCATTGTTAGATTATGGTGCATTTGGTGAGTCACCTATCAACGCTATACTGAAAGCATTAGGTGGTTTATTAGGATATAGTGCTGGTTTTGCTATTGGTGCTCCATTTGGTGGTGTTCCTGGTTTCATTACTGGTGCTGCTGGTGGATTCGCTGGTGAGTGGGCAGGAGAGCAACTACTTGGTTTGCTTGCTAAGACTGGTCTAGCAGATATAGATGATCCAATTGCTAAGCAACTTGGGGGTGATTTTCCACAGAGGAAACTTGTACGTGATCCTAATGGTGAAATGCCTGGTATGGAGGCATTGATGGGTGCCGCTGAGAATGATGGTGATGGCACGGCAGAGATTACACCACCAGAACTTCCCGAGATGGCAAAGGGTGGTGCTATTCGCGCACACAACCAAGGAACTAAGAGATTTGTAGATCCTGTTATTCTGAAACGGAAAGATACTGCAAAGACACCTGTTTCCGATTGGGGTAAATTTGCTAAGGGTGGTACTGTCAATGGACAACTACCTGATGAAGATCTAGTATCTATTGGTAGTGGTCATAAACTTGCTAAGGGAATTGCACCACAGTTCAAGGCAATGATGCAATCAGCATCAGAGTCTGGATTCAAGATGGGAACTCATTTTAGAATCAACTCATCATATAGAACATATGATAAGCAGAAGCAACTTTATGATCAATTAGGACCTGGTACTGCTGCATATCCAGGAACATCTAATCATGGTTTAGGTAAAGCAGTTGACCTTTGGTACACTAATGCATCATATAAATGGTTAAGGAAGAATGCAGGCAAATTTGGTTTTGGTCAGATACCAGGATATGAAACAGACAATCCTGATGGACATGAAGCATGGCACTGGGAGAATCTGAGTGGTTCTGGTAGTAAGGATGGTGCTGGATCTTATGTTGCATCTGGCGATGCTGGTGGTGGTAACACAGGTGGTGGTGGATCTACTGCTAAAACAGGTGACAACAGTGGTGGTGGTGATAAGGGTGGTGCAACACCACAGCAAGAATATAGATCAACTGGTAGTATTGTAGATTTCTTTAAGAAGTCTGCTGGTATATTGGGGTCGTATGCATCAGATGCATCAGCAATGGATGGTTCAGGAATGCCACCAAGTCCTATACCAACATCCACAAGTATGCCAAAGACACCGTTGAATGGTATAGGACCTCTTGTTGATGGTGGTGCATATGCTGAAAGTCTCAAACCAAAATCAGAGACTAACATTGGTCCTGTTGCTGATGGTGCTGCATATGCTACTAAAATCAATGATGCAGCAAAGTCC